CCGTCCTTGACAGAAGTGACAGTCTTGCCTCCCTGGTAAAGACGGATATCCTGATAGAACTTGACGTTGTAAACGGTAAGTTCAAAGGAGCAAGGCAGAAGAGCCTTGTCTGAGTATTCCTGGACTTGAAGCATAGCATCCTTGAGCATTTTCAGCAGCACTCCATCCCTGGTGTCGTCCGGGATGGAAGCATACTGCTTGAACTGCTCGAGATGGTCAGCAAGCGGCCCTGTGCATTCAGTGATTCTGAGTTCCATGTTAGCGATTAAAGATAATAGGGGCCGGTTACCCAGCCCCTAGTTCAGCCGAGTGATTAGGACTGCTCCTTAGTCTTAACAACCTTGTTGGTAGTGTCGATTGCAGAAGCGAGGGTTGCGATGTTGCCCTTAGTTCCCTTGCCGGAGTCGAGAGCTGCAATAGCGGTTGCGGCGCTGGAAACGTAGATCAGACCGTAAGCGTTTGCTGTAGGCACTTTGACCTGAGCAGCCTTGCGGAAATATACGTCATAAGCGTCATAAGCGCCGTTGCGGATAAACTCGAGCTCATAGCTGTTGCCAGCATAGATCTCTACAGCGTTGGTGTCAGCCACAAGGATCTCGCCGGAAGACAGACGCTCAGAAGGGAATACACGGATTCCAGCGAGCATGCTGCGAACCTGGTCGAAGATGTAGTTGCCGTTAGCGTCCTTAACGCTCTGGAGCTGACGGTACAGAGCCCAGGTCAGGAAAGCGACATTGGCGCTAAAGCCCTTCTTCTGGATCTGAGCTGCAGCATCCAGGATAACGTCTGCTACGGTAGCATCGTCAACTGCAAGAGCGGCGATAGCAGAAAATGAAGTAGCAGCAGCCTTCAGACCATAGATCTTGTTAGGATAGGTAGCGTCAGAGCCCTCTCCGTTGTAGATCTCGTCATCGAGCTTGTTCTCGATCATGCGGACGCCTTCGTTCACGCAGTAATTGTAAAGCTGCTCAAACCAGTCCTCGAATTCAGTGGAGATCTGCATCAGAGTACAGAGCTTACCGAATGCACGAGTCTTCTCAGTAAAGGAAACGTCAGACTTACTGGTGTTCTGAGCAAGCTCAGCAACGTAAGCCACGGTTGCCTGCTGTGTAGACTCGATCCATCCGAGCTTGTTAGCAGTTCTAGGACGGATGCCGAATGCCATGATGAAAGCATTGGTAACCGGAGCTGCGGCATAGATGGTAGGATCGTCTGCAACGCTGAGACGGTAGTTCGGAGAAATCAGAGAAGTTCCGATGGAGTAAACGTTCTTGAGCTCCAGAGTTAAGTCAAATCTGTCTTTCTTTGACTCAACAAGCTTCTTGATCTGGTCTTTCTTCTCCTCCAGGGCTGCCCTGAAAGCGGTCTTGAAGTCTACGCTCTTGGCGGCTTTCAAAGCCTCCTTGAGTTCTTTGATACTAGCAGCCTGCTCTTTAACAGAAGCATCAAGGTTGTTGATGTTCTCCTGAGCAGTCTTGAGCTCGTTCATTTTGTCGGCGAGCTCGCCCTTTAATGCCTCAGCCTCAGCTTTGGCGGCCTGAGCCTCGTTCTTAGCAAGCTCAACATTCTGGCGGATTTCCTCCGCTCTTTTCTCAAATTCAGTCATACTGTTTGGGTTTTTAAGTTTCGGTTTATTACAAATTGGCGAGCAAGCGCCTTGCAAATTCATTGTCTACAGCGTCTTTCAACGCCTGGAAGTCTTCTGCATTCATGGTCTGGAGGCTGGAAGCCATCTCCTTTTCGCTCTTTGCGTCAAGCAGGATAGCCTTCGGATTGGCCGCCCTGGTAACCGGAGAGACCTCTACAATAGTAATGGCCTCCAGTATGCGGATCTCGTAATCGTAGCCTTCTCTCTTCTCGTAACGGAACTTGTCTGCAAAGTAACCGATGGAGAATTCGTTGATGGCTCCGGCCTTGATCAGCTTCTGCACGTCCAGTCCGGTAGTGGTGTCCAGGATGTCAGCCTCAATCCATAGACCATAAGCGTCTACGCCTTTGTCAGTGATGACGCCGATGACCTCGTGAGAGTCATGCTGGTAACACAGCTTCATCCTATCTGCATTCTCGCTTTTCAGGAAGTCATCGCATGCAGCCGGATCAATGATGTCTCCCCAGCTGTCGATATTTCCAAAAGCACAAGCATAGGCCCTTATATGCAAGGTCTTGCCGTCTTCACTGGTAGACTTGATCTCCACATCGTGAAGATTGGTCTTATACTGAGTTTCTTTCATAATCGTATTTCGTTTATGCGAAAATAATTCAGATAAAAAAGGTTTTCCGAGAAACAGATACGCATTTCGTTGCTATTTCGGCCTCCGGATGCAGGAGCAAGCACAGTTGATTATCTCAGAAGCGTCTGCACCCAGGCTTCCGTCATGCGGATACATAAGCTCTCCGCCTTCCAGGATAAACGGATCATACTGGTCTACCTCTATGCCGTCCATTACCTTGTGGGTGTCTCTGGTATTGCTGAGGCCGGAGATGCACCACTGCTTCGTGAACTGAACGTCCAGAGTCTTGGAAGCGATGTCAGCAGCATCAGCCATAGCGACCATAGTTTCAGTCTGGGCAATCCTTCTGACTTGCCACTTGGCCAGTTCTGAGTATTTTTCGTAAACACGCTTTGCCAGCTTCTCGACTCCCAGGCCAGACTCCTCAAGCATCTCCGTCCGGAGAATGTCAATGAGCGTATCTCTCAGAGTTCCGGATACGATGACGATATTGTTTCCAGCCCTGGCGGTTGCATAACGCCTAAGTTCTCCAATCCAGAGAGCATCATAGTTCGGCTTTGCAGCTTTAGCTTTCTTCAGATCTCGAGCTGTACTGGCACACATCGGAAGACCAGCATTCTCATACAATCCGTCAAACCACTTGAAGAGATATGAGCTTTCATCCAGATAGCCGTTGATGACTCCTGGCCATTGAGCCGGATTAGACACATCCTGGCAAAGAGCCAGCACACGTCTTACCTCTTTGGCCCTGGCTTTAAGAAGCCTGGTCTCGTAGAGGTGCCCGACCTTCAGACCTTTCCGGCGCAAATAGTCCTGATGCCTCCTCTCGTCAGCCGTTATCTTCCGTCTTCGGGCCATCGTCTTTTATCCCAATCTCGAAATCCCAAGAAAAACAAATGACCACACAGGCAATCAGCCAGGCCACTACAGTAAAGAGGCAGTTGAACCATCTTACCAATTTTGTCCCGCAGAAAATTACGTCAAGCGCTGCGAGAATTACGATAACTCCGATAGTTATCCACTTCCAGATTAAACTTGTCTTTGGTGTCATGATATTATGAATTTTCATCGATGTCGTAAGTCTCGTTGCCAAACTGTGATCCGAGCGGAATGATAGGCTCATCTGCATAGTCCTCTTCGATACGGTCAAAGCCGTTAGCCGTCCTGAGCTCATTGAGCGTTCCGTGCATCTTGGTAATACGATCCAGAGCTTCAGTAGGGGATTCCTGGAGTACCACGATCTCATCCTTGTTGACTACCAATTCAAGGTTCTGACGATCCAGGCCGGTATAACTAAGCAAGTCTGCAGCAAACTCTTCTGCAAGTGGGATAGCCTGCTGTTCGTAGATGGCCTTCTTGGCCTCTTTGGCATTCTCGTACTTGGCCTGACCATAGTAAAGATCCACTGGCAAATGATAAACGAAGCACAGAGCCGTCACAGCTTCCTTATGGGAGCCGAGGATTGCCAGATCAACCGGAGTGTTGCCGATGGAATGATACTCAATCGGAGTCCTGAAGGCCTTTATCTTGTTGAAATTCTCAGAACCGTTGACGTCTTTCTCCACCTGGTCAGCATCCGCCGGCTTAATACCGTAGTCGCTGTCCGGCTTTGGAGTAATGATACCAGCCACACCACCGTTATCCAGACTCAGATCCTGGCGCCTCATGCCTTTATCCAGAATAGACAGATATACTGCAGCGGCCACAATCTTGCTCGTGCCAAAGAAGGATGTATCATCCAGGTTATAGTCAAAACTCTCAAAGACCTTTCCGTCTACATTTATGCTTTCGCCGGAAGTGCCAATGAGCTTCACTCCCTTCAAAGGCTTCTCAAGGCCACCGGCCTCGACAGCCACCTTCTGGCCAGGAAGCACATACATACCCACAGCCGGATCTATCTTACGGTCTTTCCCTTGAGTCAAAGGTGCATAGACAAATGCGTCTCCAAAGAGAAGACGGTTCACGGCCCAGGCCTTTCCAAAGCGCCTGAGATTGTATCTGTCATTCGGCTTTCTCAGAATATCCAGCAGCCAGTGCTTCTCGATATACTTGTATGTACCGTCTTTCTGAGTTTCCCTCAGCTCGAGAAATTTCATGACCTCACCCACATTGTCAGCGATGTAGTCAATGACTCCGTTGACCGGAGCTATAGTTTCGTAAGCACGGCGGATCTCCTCTCTTCCGAGTGCAGTCATGCCAGGCAGCTTGATGCCTCTGAGCAAAGCTGCTATCCTCTGCAGATATTCATTCTGTGAATTGTTGCCGTCATAAAAGCCCTTGATGCTTGCCAGGTCGGATTCGGCCTTGTTGATTCGAGCAAGCAGCTGAGCGTGATGTTTTCGTGAAATAAATGGCATAGTCTGTCCTTTTCCTGCGAATTTATTTCAGACAGACCGTTATTCTGGCCAGTGCCTATTACATTTGATTGCTGATGCCCATTCGATGAAGGTGCGTGAACGCTGCATAGTTGATAGCATCCATTGCATGATCATTACCGTCTTGAGGAGTATCAGTGAAGATGGACTCATCGTCTTTGTTCGGTTTCCAGCTGTACTGCTCGACCTCAGCTTTAATATGCTTTCCAATGTACCTGACCTGGAAGCCCTGCAGCCATGCGACTCTTTCACTCTTCGACCGGTTCACACCTCCAACCGCTGAGATGCCATAGATCCTCCTCAGCTCAGCGATGCTATCTGGCCTGGCCGGATCACAGTAGACCTCACAAAGCTCCGGAGTATAAACGACTGGAAACTGCTTAGGCTTTCCGTCTTCATCCAGAATAAGTCTTCCGGTTTCCGGATCCTTCCTGGTCTCGTAATGATGCACCAACCGTCCGCCGTCTGCAATTATCCTCTGGGCAATGTTCCTCGGAAGCAAGCCGGTCTGATAGACGATCTCCTTGATGTAGAGAGTGCCAGTTACCGGATCATAGCACATCCTTACCAGAGCATCTGGATCGCCACCAAAGCCCCAGTCGTTTCCCCACCATTGAGGCAGACCGTCCGGATACTCGTCAGGGCTGATCTCCTTCCAGTTCTTGTAAATGAGGCCTTCTTTCCTTACCAGCCATTGTCCGCCGTATAGGTGCTCATACTTGTCCGGATCCCTGGCTTTCATGTCCGCCGCTATGTCTACAAAGCTCTGAGAGAGATTCATACGATTGTCCTCCCAGGTAGTGTGGATATATGTCACATTGTCCTTGACGCCGTTAAAGTCATAAGGCACTCCTGGCTCGACAAAGAAACGCCGATAGATCCAATGAGAAACATCCGCCGGATTCAGAACGATGATGACTCTGTTGTCTGCACCTTTCTCTCTAATAGATTGGTCGATCGTGTCAAAGGTACTTTCCGACATCAGCTCCTGACCTTCATCAAGCACCCAGGTCTTGAGCCGGTTCAAAGACTTCAGTCTTGCAATCTGATTCTTGCTGGCCTGCTGGATTCCCCTGAACCATATCCGTCCGCCGGTTGCACGGTTCTGGACGTCACGCCGGCGGACGACAAAAGCATTTCTACAGTTACCGATGTCCATCTTCTCGACAAACTCCGGGATGATGGATATTTCCGCTGAGGTCAGATTCCACCTGGTATAAAGAATACTGTACTCATCCTCATAGGTCGAGTCGAGCACGGCGCAAGCCAGAGCATACGACTTGCCGGATCCACGTCCGCCGGTCACAATCGTATATCTGGTCTTGGCAGTCCAGAGAGGCTGGTATTTCCGATGGATCCTATAAGGCATCGTCTGTTTCCTCTTCGCCCTCAAAGACCACCTTCGGCCTGGTAATGGTAGCATTCAGGTCTATCTCCTGCTTCAGATCATAGCCTCTGGTCTTACCCTTACAAGCCAGGTAGAACTTGATGGCCTTGATGTCGCCGTTCTTGATGTTCTTGAGCAAGGCGCTCTCAGCCAGATCCAACGTCATCTCTGACGCCTCAGCTATGGCTTCCTTGCAGGCCTCGTCAAACTGGGGATCCTGCTTTCTCCAGAGCCAGATGGTCTTTGAAGATCCAAGGCCTACCTTCTTTATTGCTGAGGTTACAAGGCCGCCGGTCTCCTTCAGAGCTTCCAGGAAGGCCGCCTTGATCACAATCATCTCTGACTTGGTGTACCTCTGTCCACTTTTTTTCATCTCTCAAACGA